GTAACATTTGACCTACACTTGGAGCTACTTCAGTTATTTTTTTAGATATTAAACCATTCGCATCGGCAATATTCTCGTTGATTTTAGAATCAATGTCATTATCAATTTTCTTTGATGTCCCCTCTATTTTGTTCTTGAAGTCATTTGCTTCGTTTGATAGCATTCTAATTGGAGAATCTTCTGGAAATAAATCATCTGCTAGATTGTAATCTTCCGGTATATCTTTGTTGTATCTTCTCATTGTATCTTCTACAAGTTCTTGCCTTTTTGAAGCATTTCTTACATTTGCTTGTCCAACATTCCACGCATAATCACCAACTTTTTTTACACCTCTCGTACCACCCAGTAAAATATTGTCAACAATTCCAGTTATATCTTCTATTGCTTTATATCCTTCATCAGTTACTTGATTTCCTAGTGCTTGAATACCATTTCCAACATCTTCCAATGTAAGTTCTAAAGGATTATGCATTGTTTTATTATTATCTATTCTTTCACGAAGGTTAGTTCCTGTTTTTATAGTTTTATTTTCTTCAGATGCTTGTTCAGTAGCAGCTCTAAAAACACTTCCTGGTTGATATGTATTACTACTATTATTGTTTGTTGTTGACTCTTTTTGTTTTTCTGCAGACTCTTTTGCCATTTGAGCTGCTTTTTCTTGTTGCTTTTTTAACTGCTCTTGTTGTCTTTGTTGTTGTTCCTGTTGTAGTCTCTCATATTCTCTTTGATAATCGCCATTTATTATTCTGTCTGCTGTTGATAGGTTACTTTTACTATTTGAGCTAGATTGATATGTATTTTGTGGAAGTTCTGCTGCTCTTATTTCATCAGCAAAATCTTTATAAGTCCTTATCTTTGCCATAGTAACCTACCCCCTTATAAGCCAAAAAATGATGATAATTGTTTTACTTGTGTGCTCGACAATTTATTTCCTTGATAATCCCTATTAACTTTATCTGCAATTAATTTCTTCTTGTCAGAGTTATCTAAGAAAGGTACATTCTTATAGAATGATGCAACAGAGCCAGCATATGCTTTTGTATCATTATTCATCTCCTGTGTCGTTCCTTCTGTTAATTTTGAACCAGATGAACTTCCCCTTGATTTCTTTGAGCTACTGCTTGACTTTCTTGAAGAACCAGAGCTTCTTGATGCACTTGCTGAAGCTTGTGCCTTTTGCCATGCAAATTGCTCTCTTTGTAGAGCCATATTTTCGTTATATTCTCTTATCTGCTCTGCCAATGCATTTTCAGTATTAATTTGAGAAAGAACATCCTTCCAACGACCATAATATCTATCTTCTGTTTCATTAACTGCTGTAAGTTTCTGTTGAATAAGTTGATTCTTATATTGAAATTGTTGTAATCCCAAAGAAAGTTGTTGTTGTAATGAATCATACGCAATTTTTGCTAATGCACTACTATTGGCCAACATTGCATCTTTTATACCATTGTCAAAATTAAGCTGAGCTCTATTGTATGTATCTCTTGCAGTTGAATATCTATTTTGATATGTATTGAACATACTTGTTTTTGCCGACTCACTATATCCAGTATCTGTAAGTCCTTGTGTAGCCATTTTTTCTGCATTAACACCATATTGGTTAGTTGCTTTCTGATAATCTGTATAAGCCGCTTTTTGCTCTTTAATGTAATCTTGCTCTGTTTGTTGTTTTTGTTGATTAATTTTTTCAATAGCGAAATCTGTTTGTGCTTGTTGTAATTCAGACTGCTTTTTCTCATAGTCTTTGCTCGCATCTATCTGTCTTTGAAAATGTGCATCACTATTATTAATCATTTGGTCATAGGTTGATCGTGTTTCTGCTAATGCTTGATTTTTTTCATTATTAACTTGTTGAAATCTCGCATCATTATAATCTACTGCCATTTTTTATGCCTCCTATCTTTTTACATACGAACCTACATAGGCCTCTAAAGTTGTTGAGAATACTCCAAAAGGTTTCTTTGAACTGAACTTAAGTTGTATGCTCTTCCATTTTTTCTTTTTTATTCTCGACACTACAAAACCTTTAACATTGCTGTATGTATCTACTTTTTCAAATTTACTTCCATCTGTTTGAACCGAAACCGTTACAGATTTTCCTTCCATATCAATTACGCAACCTTTCTTATTTGTTGTTTTTTGATATTGAGGAAATCTAAATTCATCTTCACAAGTTGTCCAATATGCTTCTACTTCCGCTTCTGTTTTAGTTAATGTATATATTTTTTTGTCTGAAACTAAATAAAGCACTCCATCTTTTACCGAAGCGCCTTTTATATCAAAATTAAATTCCCAATAAAACCATTCATATTCAAGATGATTATTATAGTTTATTGATGCTCTACTATCTGCTAAATAAATATGATTGTCTACAATTAATAATAGATATCCTTCCCATTCTTCAAGAATTATGTCTTTGTAATTTTCTTCGTTTAATAGCTTATTATCTATTAAAGAGCTTCTGTGTGCTACTACTTGCTCTGTTGTTATATCTCCAGATATTCCTACAAGACCACTTTCTGACAAGAAAACAATATCATCATTGAAGTTAGTTCCTGCTCCTATGCAACCTGTTGATATACTCGAATGATTACTTGGATATACCTTTCCTTGCTCATCATCTATAGTAGGGTTATGGTAGTATATTGTTGTATTAGATTGACTAGGCTCTTTCATTGCCCATAGAGCATTATTACCTACTACTAATGATTTTATGGCTGAATCATCAGAGCCTTCTGGATAATAATCTAAATCACTACAATAAGTTGGGTCATTTAAAGAACAATGCCATAATTTATTAGGATAATTTGGATTGCCACTGAAAAAAACTCTATTATCAAATATCTTAATAATCGTACAATTTATGATTCTTTCTCTGTAACCTTCTATAGTTTTTCTAAATTGAATTACAACATTATCTGCTCCATCTGTTCCAGGTTTACTTGGAGCATTAGTAAATGTAACTGTTCCACTATTTGGATTAGCAGTATAACCACTATCTAATAATTGATCATTTACCCACACCTTTATTGCATAATCACTATCAAAAGTTTCTGTATCTAATTTATATGTTGTACTTTCTCCGTCAGCGCAAAAACTATTCTTTCTTATTCCTGTAATAAGGTTTACATCTTGGTAAGTTGTTCCTCCTCCTCCAGGTCTTCTTGATATTGTTGTTGTCGGAATAAATCCTTCGACCTCTGAAACTGTTGTTCCGTCATATACTAAGTATTTTGTATTGTCTATAATATAAAGTTTCTTTTCATATATAAAGAATTGGCTTTTATGCTCTGCCATATCTTCATAGATAACTGTGTCATCATCATATAGTTTTGTTCCTGAATGGACTATTAAATGTGATTTGTTCTGATATGTATAAAAAAAATGACCAAATATAGTATCAGTACATTCTTTGACTAATTCTATATCTGGTCTACTTTCTACACTTCTTCCTTTACTATTTTTATAATTTTTCCACATATTAACTGCATCTGGGGAACGAACTATATCAACTTCATCTTTTCTATTACTAAAATCAACACCTCTAAATCCAGTGTAATTTCTTGTTATTAAACTTCCGCTAACTGGCATAGTTCATACCTCCTATACTAAATATTGATACCACCTTCAAACGAAATACTTGGCATTGTATTTCTAGAATCAAGCTCCGATTTAAACTGATTGTATCTTTGTGCATAAATTGAACCGAAATTTGCCGAAACATCACTTTTTAATAAATCAGCCGCTACTCCATATGGCATTATCTCTAATGCATCTCTATCTAATTCAAATTCATACATATCATCGTCTGTGTCATCATCTATTAAAGTTGGATATTTAAAATAAAATACCTTAGCTGTTCCTGTTTCATTACACAGAATTTTTTTATCGATTATTTCGCAATTTAAGCCTTTTATTACATTGATTTGATATATATTCTTATCTATATCAGAAAAGTCTTTTATATCTCCTTCTTGTACTTCAATTTCTTTGTAAGCTCCAATTTTCTTAAATCTTGCTAGCTCTGTTTGAATTTGGTTTATTACGCTATTCATTTTTGTTGCTAAATCTTCATCTTTTGTTAAATTTTCTTCGTTTTCATCAAATTCTTCAATAAGTGAATATACTTTTGTTTTCATTTCTGTTAGAGTCATATTACACCTCCGA